TCTTTTTTAAAGCTTCGATAACAATACAGTTACCAGGAGATGTTTGGACATTATTACAAATAGGTCTTGGTGGATATGTAGTTGGAAGAAGTGCAGAATCGGTGGCACGCACTATGGCAAATAGACCGGCAAATAAAGAACAAGAAAACGGATAAGGAGTTAACATGAGAAACGATTATACACAAAGACCAAGACCAGGATTTAAAGCTGGTGGTAAGGTTAAGAAAAAAGGTGGGTTTCCAGATTTAAATAAAGATGGAAAAATAACTTATGCAGATATTATTACTGCTAGAATGTCTTCAAAGAAAAAAGGTAAAATGATGAAAGGTAAAAGATAATACTTTTATTTAAAATCACTTTTATGTCAGAATTGAAGAAATTTAAATGTACTATTTGGAGAAGTATTCAAAAAAACGCTTGTCCAGAAAATAAAGCTTGTTTAGAAATTTTAGCTACTAAAGTGGTTGAAGAAGAAAGCTATGAAAAATTATTAGAAAAATACAATATGGCTCCCAAAGGAACTTATTGTTTAGTAGAAGAGATAACCTAATGATTGATCCTTTTACAATACAAGCGGTAAAGAAAATAATCAAAGAAAAGAAGCAACAGCTTGTAGAAATTACATCTACAGGTGGTATTGACAATTGGCCAAAATATCAATATATGGTGGGTCAAGTAAAACTTTGTGAACAATTTGAACAGGAACTCTCGAACCTGATAAATAAACAGGAGCAAAATGACGACACAAGTCGCAAACAACAAAGAAAGTAATGAAGTACCAAATAAAGTATTTGGTTTACTTAATGCTTATAGAGACAAAGAAGAACTAGAAAAAGAAAAAGTTCTAGATCCAAATAAACTAGAGCCTTCCGCTCTAGATAGAATGCCTACGCCTACTGGATGGAGAATATTAGTATTACCTTATATGGGTCCATCAAAATCTAAAGGTGGATTATATTTACCTGATGAAGCAGTTGAGCGTACGCAACTTACTACCGTTGTTGGTTACGTATTGAAAGTTGGTAATCTTGCTTATGCTGATAAAGATAAATTTCCAGAAGGCCCATGGTGCAAGCCAAAAGATTGGGTAATCTTTGGAAGATATGCTGGTTCAAGATTTAAAATTGAAGGCGGAGAAGTTCGTATCTTAAATGATGATGAAATTATTGCTTCAATTAAAAACCCTGAAGATATTATTCACGTATACTAACAAGGAGTAAATATGAGCGATGAAGTAAAAGAAACGGTTGAAGTTGAAATAGATCTTCCTAATAAAGAAGCATCTAGTGAAATTCAAAAAGAAATAGATAAGCTTCAAGCAGTTCAGGATAAACAACCTGAAATTGTAATTGAAGAACAAAAAGAGGAAGTAAAAGAAACAAAACCTGAAAAAGAAATAAAATCAGAAGAAAAGTTATCCACAAAAAAAGAAGAGGATAAAAAAGAAGATGACTTTGAAAAACACAAAACAAGAGTTCAAAAAAGAATTAGTGAACTAACTTGGAAACTTCGCGAAGCTGAAAGAAAAGAAAATGAAGCTATCACTTATGCTAAAAAAATAAAAGAAGAAAGTGAATCTATTCGTAAAAAATTTACGTCTATGGATAGTAACTATCTTACTGAGTTTGAGTCTAGAATTAAATCTCAAAAGTTAGCTATAAGAGATAAACTTAAAGCAGCTATCGAATCTCAAAATGCAGAAGAAATTGCAAATGCAAATGAAGCATTAGCAAGACTTACTGTAGATGAAGAGAGAGTAAGAGTTTCTAAATTAGAAAGAGAATCTGAAGCTAAAGAAATTCCGGTTAAACAAGAAGCAGAACAAGTAAAAGCTGTTCAACAACCGGTAATTCAGCCAGATCCTAAAGCTGAAGAATGGGCTTCTAAAAACCCATGGTTTGGTAAGGATGAGGCTATGACCTACACAGCTTTAGCTTTACATAAAAAACTCATAGAAAATGAAGGATATGACGCTAAATCTGATGAGTATTATGAAGCTATAGATTCTTATATGAAAAAGAAATTTCCTCAAGAGTTTACAAACGAGGAAAAAAGTGTTAGTAAAGATGAACAAAACACTAACGTCGGTAGTCGCAAGCCCGTTCAGTCTGTGGCATCCGCAACAAGAACAACAAAATCTGGACGCAAAACTGTTAGGTTAACTTCAGCTCAAGTCAATGTGGCTAAGAGATTGAATGTACCTCTCAGTGAATATGCTAAATACGTGAAGGAGCAATAAAATGACTAAAATAGATAAAACCTCGCGCCTAAACCAAACTAGAGATAAATCCGAAAGGAAAAAAGTTTGGAAACAACCATCGAGCTTAGATGCACCTCCAGCGCCAAAAGGATTCAGACATAGATGGATCCGTTTAGAAACACAAGGTTACCAAGATACAGGTAACGTTTCTAAAAGAGTGAGAGAGGGTTACGAATTTGTTCGTTCTGATGAATTAGAAGACGGACACGGTTACCCTGTTATCGGAGAAGGAAATCACGCTGGAATCATTGGAGTAGGTGGCCTTGCGCTGGCAAGGATACCTGATGAAATAGTTGAATCGCGAAATGATCACTTTAGAAGAAAAACTAAAGATCAAATGAATGCGGTTGACAACGACCTTCTGAAGGAGCAGCGACCTGAGATGCCTATGAGTATTGATAGATCATCACAGGTTAGTTTTGGTGGTAAAAAGAAATAATTCTTTTTACTAAATTGTTAACCTTAAAAAGGAAAAATAAATATGGCAAATCAAACAGGTAATACTGGTCTACAACCAGTAAGACTATTGGGTGGTACGCCATTTAACAATTCACAAAACAGGTATCGTATTTTAAAAAATTACGGCAAAGCAATATTCCAAGGTGATTTAGTAAAACTAAATGCCACTAACGGAACTATTAATGCTGTAGCTTCTTCTAATGACGTTCCAGTTGTGGGTGTGTTTAATGGTGTAAATTATACTGATCCGACTACACAAAAGCCGACGTATAAAAATTACTATCCAGGAACAGTATCTGCTAACGATATTATCGCAGCAGTTATTGATGATCCAAATGTAGTGTATTCTATTAATGCAGATGCAACTTTTGTTGTGGCAGATCTTTATGCTAACTACAAAGTTAATCCAACTGCAGGAAGCACTAATTCAGGTAACTCAAGATTTAGTCTTGATGTTGCGACAGCCGACAGTTCTTCAACTTTCCAGTTGAAAGCAATCGACATTTCGCAAAACCCTGACAACTCTGATACAGCTGCACCATCAGGTCTAGATGTATTGGTTATTATTAACAACCATGTGTATCGTAGCGGTACAGCTGGTAACAACTAAACGGAGACTTAAACTATGGCTATTTCACGAGCACAACTAGTTAAAGAACTAGAACCAGGTTTGAACGCTTTGTTTGGACTTGAGTACCAAAGGTACGAAAATGAGCATGCTGAGATATTCACACAAGAATCATCTGACAGAGCTTTTGAAGAAGAAGTAATGCTATCAGGTTTTGGTAGTGCCCCAGTAAAATCAGAAGGTGCGGCAATTAATTTTGACACTGCGCAAGAAGCTTTTACAGCAAGGTACAATCATGAAACTATTGCTTTAGCATTTGCTATTACTGAAGAAGCAATTGAAGATAACTTGTATGACAGACTCGCTGCAAGATATACAAAAGCATTAGCTAGATCTATGGCTAATACTAAACAAGTTAAAGCTGCTGCTGTATTAAACAATGCATTCAGCACTTCTCAACTTGGTGGAGACGGAAAAGAGCTTTGCGCTACAGACCATCCATTAGTATCAGGTGGAACATTTAAAAACGAATTGTCCACAGCTGCTGACCTTAACGAAACATCATTAGAACAATCTTTGATTGACATTGCTGCTTTCGTTGACGAAAGAGGCTTAAAGATCGCTACTCAAGGTAGAAAATTAGTAATTCCTAAAGAATTACAATTCACCGCTGAAAGACTTATGAAGTCTGCAGGCAGAGTAGGAACTGCTGATAATGACATTAACGCTATCAAAAACATGGGAATGTTACCTGAAGGTTACGTAATTAACCATTTCTTAACTGATACAGATGCATTCTTTATTTTAACTGATGCGCCAAATGGCTTAAAGCATTTCGTTAGAGCTTCATTAAAAACAGCGATGGAAGGCGATTTCGACACTGGCAACATGAGATTTAAAGCTAGAGAGAGATATTCATTTGGATTCTCTGATCCTAGAGGAATCTTCGGTTCACCGGGAGCTGCGTAATCACTTACATTAAGTGTTTAATAAAAGGGCTGGGTCTATTGACCTAGCCCTTTTTATTTGGTAGAAACAAATAACTATACATTAACTTCTAATCTAGACGCGTATAGTCGACGGCCTAGAGACTAGATTGGAATAACTAGGAGAACATAACTATGGCAACAACATCATTCCAAGGGATCGTAAGATCGTATGGA